ATAATGGTGAAGTAGTTTTTGTAGCTACATCAGTTGGTGACTATAAAGTTATGGCTGAAGATATGCAAGAACTTAAAAGATACATAAAACAATTAGGTGAAGTCGTTATATATTATAGAAACGTTACTATGCCTAACGGTGACAAAGGTGTGGGTGTAGGTATTCAAACACCTGAGGCGACTGCCGACATTCGCGGTTAAAAAATAACATAAAATTTTGGTTTACAAACCATTTGGTTTGTGATATAATATATATATTATGATGAATTCAACAATTATAAATGTCACCAAGCGTGACGGTTCAATACAAAAGTTCGACCTAGAAAAGGTACATAAAGTCCTCGAGTGGGCTGTAGAAGGTATCAGTGGCGTATCAATGTCCGAGGTAGAACTTAAATCAAACATACAATTATTTGATAAAATCCCAGCTTATGATATTCATGAGTTATTAATTAAATCTGCTGCAGAGCTTATATCTGAACACACTCCAAACTATCAGTTTGTTGCAGCGCGTTTAATATCTTATAAACTAAGAAAAGAAGCCTATGGCGACTTCCAAGTTCCACCTCTTACACAAATCATTGAAACAAATGTTGAACGAGGAGTATATGATGAGGAAATTTTAGAACAATATACTGAAGATGAAATATGTGAATTAGATGCTTATATTAAACATGATAGAGATGATTCATTTACATATGCAGGTATGGAACAATTCAGAGGTAAATATTTAGTTCAGGACAGACGAACAAAGAAAATATATGAAACACCTCAGATTTTATATATGATGATTTCCATGACTTTGTTTGCAAAGTATAAAGATAACAGATTAAAATATGTAAAGGATTATTATGATGCGACTAGTCAATTTTATATCTCATTACCTACACCGATTATGGCAGGAGTTAGAACGCCGACGCGTCAGTTTTCTAGTTGTGTACTTATCGAGTCTGGCGATAGCCTCGACAGTATTAATGCTACTGCTACTTCGATCGTTAAATACATAAGTAAGAAAGCAGGGATTGGAATAGGTGCAGGTTCTATTCGAGCCTTAGGGGCAAAAATAGGAGATGGTTCAGTAGTACATACAGGACTTATACCATTTTTGAAATATTTCCAATCGGCTGTCAAAAGCTGTTCACAAGGCGGCGTTAGAGGCGGTGCAGCAACGGTTTACCTGCCAATATGGCATTATGAATTTGAGGACCTAGTTGTATTAAAGAACAATAAAGGCGTTGAGGAAACAAGAGTGAGGCACATGGATTATGCGTTTCAGTTCAATAAACTAATGTACGAAAGGTTATTACAAGGTGGTAATATTACCTTCTTTGACCCTAACGATGTGCCAGGTTTATATGAATCATTCTTTGATGACCAGGAAAAATTTAAAGAATTATATGAAACATATGAAAGGAAAACATCAATAAGGAAAAAAACATTACCAGCTCTTGAAGTGTTTCAGATGTTTTTAACAGAAAGAAAAGACACAGGTAGGATATATGTAATGAATGTTGACCATGCAAATGAGCATGGAGCATTTAATCCAAGAAGAGCACCAATCCGAATGAGCAACCTTTGTTGTGAAATCGATTTACCAACAAGTCCATTAAACAGCCATGATGATACAGATGGAGAAATCTCTTTATGTACATTGTCGGCAATAAATTGGGGATTAATAAATGAAACAAATGAGTTTGAAAAATATTGCGACCTTTGTGTTAGGGCTCTTGATGAGCTTCTTGATTATCAAGGGTATCCTATACCAGCAGCAGAACAAGGTACATTATCTAGACGCCCCCTTGGGGTGGGAATCATCAACCTCGCATATTTCCTAGCGAAACGAGGTTTAAAATATGATGAATCTGCATACGAAATAGTAGATGAATACGCAGAAGCATGGTCATATTATTTGATAAAAGCCTCTGCAGATTTGGCTATTGAGAAAGGAAAAGTGATATATAATAATGATACGAAATATTCACAAGGAATAGTTCCTATCGATACTTATAAAAAAGAGGCTATAGATAATTTAACGAAGCATAGAGAACTGTGCGATTGGAAAGGGTTGAGAAAACAACTCAGAGAGAATGGCATTCGTAACTCTACTCTTATGGCATTAATGCCGGCTGAAACTAGCGCTCAGATAAGTAACAGTACGAATGGTATTGAACCACCAAGAGCATTGGTATCGTACAAACAGAGTAAAGATGGAGTGATGGCACAGGTCGTACCTGGTTATCATCATCTGAAAAATAAATATGATTTACTGTGGGACCAAAAATCCCCAGAGGGATACCTTGCGATTTGTGGTATATTGCAAAAATATATTGACCAAGGTATATCAGTTAATACATCATATAATCCAGAACATTACGAGGACCATAAGGTACCTATGTCTGCGATGCTCTCTGACCTTGTTACAGCATATAAGTATGGTTTAAAACAATTATATTATTTCAACACATACGATGGTGCAGGAGAAATGAAGGAAGATGACCATCATACATATTATACAGGAACGGAACAACAAATAGAGGAGGATGACGACTGCGATTCATGCAAAATTTAACAGATAAGATAAATCAAAGAATGGACATCTTACAAAGTTGGATGGAACAGGATTATCATATGAAAAAGCCTGAGGTTGTGTATGACCATACCTTAACAATAAGTAAATTTTGGTCAGTACTCTCAGAAGAAGATAAAGAATATATACAGTGTGCGCAAGACGCAATAGAAACTAAATCAACAATATCATGGAGGCCAAAGCCTAATGTCAGTACTAAAGAAAAATAAAAAATCACATCTAAAAAAGAATATGTTTTTTGATGAGGGTGTAGATGTAGCAAGATACGACCAATTAAAATATCCACAGATAGATAAAATAACAGAAAAGCAACTAGGATTCTTTTGGAGACCAGAGGAAGTAGATGTTTCTAAAGATAAAAAGGATTTCCATGAGCTTACGACGCACGAACAACACATCTTCACATCGAACCTCAAACGTCAAATATTATTGGACTCTGTTCAAGGTCGGGCCCCGAACCTTGCTTTCCTTCCTATATGTTCGTTACCCGAGGTTGAAAACTGGATTGAAACATGGTCTTTTTTTGAGACGATTCATTCTCGTTCTTATACTCATATTATTAGGAACATATATTCAGACCCTGGTGTAGTCTTTGATAAGATGCTAGATGTAAAAGAAATTGTCGAATGTGGTAATGAGATTGGAAAATATTACGATGATTTAATACAAAATAATAATTATGCTACAAATAAAAGAGAACATAAAAGGTCCTTATATATGTGTTTAATGAGTGCAAATGCATTAGAAGGAATTAGGTTTTATGTTTCATTTGCATGTTCTTGGGCATTTGCTGAATTAAAGAAAATGGAAGGTAATGCAAAAATAATTAAATTTATTGCAAGAGATGAAAATACACATTTGGCCGGTACAACAGTAATGATTAAAAGGTTATTGGAAGAAGACCCTCAGATGGCCAAAATAGCAAAAGAAGAACAAGAAGACGCCACAAAATTATTTGTTAATGTAATCGAACAAGAAAAAGAATGGGCTTCATATTTATTCAAAGATGGTTCAATGATTGGATTAAATGAAACCATATTAAAACAATATATCGAATGGATTGGTTGTAAAAGAATGAGAGCAGTAGGATTAACATGTCCTTATACTGTTCCTCAAATGAATCCTTTACCATGGACTGAAAAATGGATTGGTGGAGGAAATGTACAAGTCGCTCCACAAGAAACAGAAATCACATCTTATGTAACTGGTGGAGTAAAACAAGATGTTGATGATAAAACACTATCGGGGTTAAGTTTATAATGGAAGCAGCAATATTAACATTTGGAATTGTTATAAGTATATTTTGTATAATATTATTATTATTCAAAAGCGAAGGAACAAAAGGAATTGAAAAGAAACCATATTATGGTCGTAAAACTGGGACTGTATATACAGCAACTAAAGATAGAGAAAAACATTTAGTATAATGGAAAAGAAAGTTTTACAAGTAGTTAATTTAGCACCAAGTGAATCTTGGGTAGAAAAGATACATGATGTACATCCAATGAAACAAGTTGCTGTAATGTCAGTAGTGCAAGTATTAGTATTTGGTTTTATGTTATTATCATTTTATTTAATAGGAAATTTTGTATGAAAGAATTAGGAATGAGTTTATTAGGTTGTTTAGCAATAGGATTATTTTTTGTTGCTAAAGTATATCCAAATTTAGAATATAGTGGAGTTGGCGGAGGTCACTCATGTACGGGAGAATGTTATGAAGAATATGTTAAAATCAATGGTACGCCATCTGAAATTGAACAAAGAAAAAAGGCTCTCGCTGAAACAGACCCATTCAGTTCCATTAAAGGACTTTGGGCCGGTTGTGCCGCTTGCCATGGTAACGAGGGACAGGGTATGGCCGTATTCCCCGCTCTTGCAGGAAGAGATTCAGCGTATATATCTCAAAGATTATATGCATATAAAAACAAAGAACAAGTAGGTCCTATGAGTTCAACAATGTGGGCTCAAGCAGGTATGTTAACAGATAGTGATATAGATACTATAGGGAAATTTATTGAGGAGACAATGAAATGATAGAGATATATGGAAAGGATAATTGTCCATATTGCGATATGGCAAAAGCTTTATGCGAACAAAAGAAAATGGATTATGAATATAAACTATTAGGCTTTGATTTTACAAGGGAAGAGTTAATGGAAAAATTTCCAGGAGCAAGAACATTTCCACAAATCATTGTTGATGGTCAAAAAATTGGTGGATATACAGAACTAAAAGAGTTAACTAGCATAGAGTTATGATTTTAGACTGCCAATATTGTTACTCTCGTATAGTAATCAAACCAGCAGATGATGAACCAGTTAAGGTAAACTTCTGTCCTCATTGTGGCGAACCCACAGATGATGATATGGACGAATTAAATTTTAATGAATAACTGGATATATCAAGGTATTGCATTTACACCAGACGAACCTTTTACATATGAAAAATATGGTTCGCATTGGTATGGTTTTGTTTATTGCATTACCCATAGAGGAACAAATAAAAAGTATATTGGTAAAAAATTCTTTTGGTCAAAGAAAACACTTCCTATAACTAAAAAAAGAAAACGCAGAAAAATAACCTATGTTGAATCTGATTGGAGAACATATTATGGTTCCAATAAGTATTTAATAGAAGAAGTTAAACAACACGGCGAGGATTTTTATCATAGGGAAATCCTACATATATGTAAAACCAAAGGGGAATGTGCATATATGGAAACAAAAGAGCAATTCGAACGAGAAGTACTATTAAGCGATGATTATTATAACGGTATAATCAACTGTAGAATAGGAGCAAATAGTGTTAAAAACATGTTTACAAAGCAGTAAAAGTATGATATAATATACCTATTATGGGAAAATTAATACAATTTCCAACTGGCGAGGAAATCAAACAAAAAGCCAAGGCCAAAAAACTACAAGAAGAATATGATGTTGTTAATGATGCATCAGATAATTCTGTTAAGTCATCACAATTCTTACTTGAAGTTTTAGAGGAATTTATTTTAACTGGAGAAGTATCTCGTGACTTTATGGATATGCAATTCCGTGACGAAACATTCCAGGAATCAAGAGATATGTTTGTTATTGTAAATATGATTAACGCTATGTTTCATCGTTATTATTCAATACCACATTCACTCCACAGAGATTTTGATAGATTATATGTATCAATAAAAGCAATGGACAAAACAAATTCACAGGCCAAAGATGAATTAAGTAAGCAATACGAACTATTGTTTACACCAGACGATGGAGAAGATGATGATACTACTTGATTATAGCCAAATCGCACTTTCAAATATTATAGTGCAAGGATTAAATGATGAATCCATGATTCGACATATGATACTAAACAGCATTCGTATGTACAATAAAAGATACAGAGACGAATATGGCCAAATGGTTATATGTGCTGATGGTATGAATACATGGCGTAAGGATTATTATCCACAATATAAAGCACATCGTAAAAAGCATAGAGATAACTCTGACCAAGATTGGACAGAAATATTCAGAATATTGCATTTGGTTCGCGATGAAATCAAAGAAAATTTACCATATAAAGTGATACACATGGACGGTTGTGAGGCCGATGATATTATTGGTACGCTCACAATGCAAACACAGGAATTTGGTATGAATGAACCTGTTATGATTGTATCATCAGATAAAGATTTTATTCAATTACAAAAGTTTAAAAATGTAAAACAATTTAGTCCTATACAAAAGAAAACAGTAAAGGACGATAATCCAAGAACATATTTATGGAATCATATATTCAGAGGAGATAGTGGCGATGGTGTGCCAAATGTATTATCAGCTGATGATACCTTTGTTACTGAGGCAAAACAAACACCTTTGAGACAAACCAAAATAGATGATTGGATTCATAATGCAGAGAGATTAAGAGAGGTAATGCCAGAGGAACATTATAGGAATTATCAGCGTAATAAAACACTTATTGATTTGGCTGAAATCCCAGAGGATATACAAACTAGCATTATAAATACTTTTAATGGACAAAAACCGGCAATGAAAATGAAGGTTTTAAATTATCTAATTAAAAAAAGATGTAATAACTTGATTGATACAGTGGAGGAATTTTACAATGGCTAAAAAACTAATATCAGAAGTACTTTCAGATGCTTCTAAAATAACAAAAAAGGCAGACAGGATGACCTATCTGCAAAAAAATAAATCACCAGCATTAATGGATATTCTCAGAATAAACTTTGACGCTGATGTGGTTTCACTATTACCAACAGGAGCACCTAGTTATGAAAAGGACGACGCACCTGTCGGGCACGAATATTTAAATTTACATAGAGGACATAGAAGATTTAAATACTTTTTTAAAGGTCCGGTGGCAAATGAAACACCAGCTTTACGAAGAGAAGGAATGTTTTTATCTTTTATTGAATCACTACACGGTGATGAGGCAGAATTGGTTATAGCAGCCAAGGATAAATCACTAAAATATAAAGGTATTACAAAGAAATTTGTACAGGATACCTTTCCAAATTTAATTAAAAAGTAGGAGGCACGCTTATAAGACAACCCTTGTTATGTTTTATTCAATTTTTTAAAGAAGGAGACCGATATGGAAATGGAAATAATAACAAAACATGAAGATAGAATTATCAGAGATGAACGCGCAAGAAAACGCAGGAAATCTATCAAAAATTTAAGGGAACTTAGGCAACACCGATTTTATGCCAAACAAAAACGCAAACGAAACAAAATTTGACCCGAAGGAATTAGCTAATTCCAAAAGGATATATAAATCAGCAACACCAAAACAGGATTTATCCTGGTATATAAAGTGGGCAGCATCGACCGTGCTCTTGACAGGAATGTCAATACGAGGCATTGACGGACTACAAGCATGGGATTTGATTTTATCAATCTTTGGTGTTAGTGGTTGGTTATGGGTTGGTCTACTATGGAAAGACAGAGCTCTAATATTATTAAATGGTATTGGACTGGCATTATTATTAAGAACTTTCGCACAAACACTTTACATTTGAACCTAGTTATGGTATAATATACCATATTGACGAGGATTATATTATGATACAAATACTAAGAGAAATAACCGACTGGGGTGACCAGAAAATATCCAATGGAGACTATTATGTCAACAGCTCTGGATACTTAATTGGTTATATGCCACAGGGAAAAGCTTACAAAGAGTTTAAAACACCAATAAAACAATTCTCCAAATCAAGGAGAAAGTTTAAACTAATTGGTGAATGGCCTGAGGAATTACCAGAAGGTGCAATTACTGTGCAAGGCAGTAAAGGTAATACATATACAATAATTGATAAAAAGTGTTCATGTCCTGGATTTAAATTCAGAGGCACATGTAAACACTTAGCACAAGTCGCTTAACATGAATATTTTTATATTAAACAATGACCCTATTATTGCAGCACAAGAGCAATGCGATAAACATGTTGTTAAAATGATTGTGGAATCAGGTCAAATGTTATCCACTGCACATCGTATGCTTGATGGTACAGTCGAAAGAAGGTCATCAAAATCAGGTAAAACAACTGTTAACTATTGGAAACTTCCAGATGAACGAGAGGATATATTATACAAGGCTGTGCATTTTAATCACCCCTGTTCTGTGTGGACAAGAGAATCAATAGAGAATTACAGATGGCATTATGACCATTTTATTGCTCTATGCGATGAATATACATATCGTTATGGTAAAGTGCATTCAACAGATACTAAACTAAGAGACCCTTTGTTTAAAGTACCACACAATATGCCTTCTGTTGATATAACTCCATTCAAATTGGCAATGCAGTCCAATCCGGAATGTATCGCACTGAGTGACCCTATTGAGGCATACAGAGCATTTTATCAAACAAAACAAAAAAGATTTAAAATGGAATGGTCACAAAGACCAATACCAGGGTGGTTTAATGTTATTTAAATTTCACAATCACAAATTCGATAACATGGGTAGATACTATGATGTTGTCCGCGAGGCAATGTTTCAATTAGGACATATTGAAGCAAGTGGAGATATTTCAGCTGATATAAATTTTTATAATCATATATGTAATGAGGAACAAACACCTGGAACATATATAATAAAACCAACAGCCCCTACAAGTAAACATTTCCAAATTTGTTCATGGGGTTATGCAAACTCTTCTGAAATAACATTCGAGGACCCTTGTTGGTGGGCTTTTGTAAATCATAGAAAAGAACAATGGGACGAAATTGAAAATATGATACAAAGGAGAGCCAATAAATGGGACGATTCTATTTTATTAAAATGGAAAGATTCAAAAGGTATACCAGATGACCATATATTGGTTGTTGGTCAAATGCCAGATGATGAAACAGTGAATGGTTTTGGGTTTGGTGACCACATAGTAAAATTAAAAATGATTGTTGATAAATTACATGGCAAAAATGTCGTAATTAAATTACACCCAAGATATAAAAATCCAGTATTAGTGAAAAAATGGGAAGACGCAGGGCATACAGTCATCACTGGATATGAATCAATACATAGTATATTACCAAAAACAAAAGTAGCTATTATTGATAATTCAACTGCTGGGATTGAATGTATGATGCATGATGTTCCAATTATATCCTATGGATACCCTGATTATCATTGGATAACAAAGGATTTAAGAATATTAACGCGCCTAAATAGTTACATAGATAACTTACAATGGTTTAACAAAAAACAAAGTAGAGATTTTTTATGCTGGTATGTTTATAATTATTTATGTACTGATGTAGAAAATACAGTCGAACGATTAGGAGAATTATTATAATGCCAACTGATGAACAATTTAAAAGAGCTGAAAGATTATTATTAGGGTTATACATTTTTATTCCACTAGTTTTTATATTAGAGAGAATATTATAATGCCGACATACGAATTTAAAAATACAGAAACAGATGAAGTATTTGAAAAAATGATGAAATATGATGATAAGGTTAAATATTTAAAAGACAATCCTCATATAAAATCTTATTATACTAAAATGAATATTGATTACGATGGTGGTAAATCAGTATTATCACAAGCAGGTTCTGGTTGGAAGGAAGTACAAGACAGAATCAAATCAGGAATGCCACCAAAAGATAGACACTTAATAAAAACAAAATGAAATTTATACATGAACCAATTGATTTAGGTTATAACGACCTGGAAACTACAACAACTAAAAAAGGAAGACAATATGTTGACCCAGATGGTAATACATATCCATCTATTACTACAGTCCTTTCAATATTATCCGAAGATGGTATTAGAGCATGGAGAGCAAGAGTAGGTGAAGAAGAAGCCAACAGAATATCTAGGATTGCTTCTACTCGTGGAACAACTGTACATAATATTATTGAAAAATATGTCGCGAATGACCCTGAATATATTAAAGGGGAAATGCCACATAATATACAAACATTTAAAGATGTACAAAGAGTTATTGACGAGGGTGTGACAAAAGTATATCAGCAAGAGGTTCCATTATATTCCAAACACTTAGGTATTGCTGGAAGAGTTGATTGTGTAGGGCAATGGGGTGGAGTTAATTCAGTTATCGATTGGAAAACATCTCGTAAATTAAAGAAAAAAGAATGGATTAATTCATACTTTATGCAATGTGCAGCATATGCAATTATGTGGGAAGAGAGAACCGGTATGCCAATAAAGCAATTAGTTGTATGTATTGCTGGTGATGAAGGTTCACAAGTCTTTGTAGAGGATAGAGATAATTGGGTTGATGAATTAATAAATACAATCAAAGAATATAAAACAAGAAAAATGTTTGGGAGATAAAATGAATTTTTTATTTGAAGCTTTAATAGCAAAATTAGAAGGTGAAATCGAGGTCGCAAAGGCGAATATCAAAGTATACGAAAGAAATCCAGTTGGTATTGGTGAACACATTGATATAGTGGAAACCATTGAAAAAGAAGTTGAAAAGATAGCACACGCTCAAGATAAGATAGAAGCAATAAAAACGCATTGTAAATAATTAAATATTATAAATAATAGGTGTTTACATTTACACAGAAATGTGTTATAATATACCTATGTTAAAATTTAACGATTACATTACAGAAAGAGCAGGCAAAGGTTTAACAATCTTTGATATTGATGATACATTATTTGTTTCAAAAGCTCGTGTATTAGTTAAAGATAAAAAAACTGGTAAAACAAAACCATTAACTCCAAAACAATTTAATAGTTATAAACTAGGAAGTTCTGAAGAGTTTGATTATGGTGAATTTAAATCGTCTAAAATATTTAATCAAACAGCAACACCAATTGGCAGAATGATAGCAAAGGCAAAAGCCATTGTTAAAAATGCAACTGCGAAAGGCAGTAAAGTGATTATTATTACTGCAAGAGCAGATATGGACGATAAAAAATTATTTTTAAGAACATTGGACTCACATGGTATACCATTAAAAAAAGTCTTTATTGAAAGGGCTGGAAATGTTGGTGGTAAAAATAGTGCAGAAAATAAAGCAGTTGTAATTAAAAAATATTTAGATACAGGTGAATATGCAAGGGTCAGATTATTTGATGACCATAAAGAAAATCTACAAGCTTTGTTAGATTTAAAGCGTGAATATCCACAAGTTGAAATGTTTGCCTATTTGGCTGATAAAAATGGTAATGTAAAGAGGATAAAATAATGAATGAATATTTAACTGAAACAAACAATCACATGGAAGGTATACAAAAGGTATATCAATTTCCTAATGGATATGGTGCGAGTGTTATTAAACACAGAGGTTCCTACGGATACAAAAAAGGTCTGTGGGAGTTGGCAGTATTACATGAAGGCGAATTATGTTATGATACCGAAATAACCAACGATGTGATAGGTCATTTAAATGACCCAGAAGTGGATAATATATTAGGACAAATAGAGAGGTTATAAGATGCCAGTAAAATTAGGAAAATCACACACAACAATTGATAGAGTAACCAAAAAGGCTACTACTGTACATCCGTACATCAAAGGGTTTGCAAAAGCAGACCTTATTGAAAAATATAATGCAACAAACACAAGACCAAAGGATAAACAAAAAATTAAAAACGAATTGGTCAGGAGAGGTGGAGTTGTCTTCGAATAATTTAGAAAGAATTAAGGAGGTCCTTGATTTAGATGCTTGGAGAAAAAAGCAAAAAACATTATTTAGGAAAAGAATACTTAGCACGGTATTAGCTATTTTATTAATTGGTGCTGTAATATATATGTGGTATAATGGATATGTCTAAACAATGGCACGGCGGAAAGGGTTCGAAGAGAAGAAATTCCAACGAAGAAGCATATGCTGATGGTTGGGAATTGGCATTTGGTAAAAAGAAACCAGAAGTAAAAGCTCGTAAAGCTCAACCTTCGCATTCTATTACACAAATTCATACAGATACTTCAAAAGTAATACCTAGACATTATAAATATAAACATAAGGTAGAGGAATAAATATGAGTATAGATATAGACAAATTTGATTTTGGATTTACAGCAGTCGACGAAGATGAACTGGAAGTAGTCCAAAAGCAAACACAAAAATTAGAAACAACAGCAGGTAAAGCTGAAGAGGTTGAAGAAAAATTAAATAGTTTATATAATGCAATCTTACCTTTACTCTCAAATTTAAAAGCAAATCCAGAAAAGGATTATATCTACTGGCCTAAAAGGACAGAAAAAGTAGAAGCCTTTGAAGATTTAATTGCAGGGATAATTAAGTAATGGCAACAATACCACAAACAAATGTAAGCATATCTGCTATTAATACAGAGAATACCTCGACAACAAGTAATTCTCTTAAAACATTATCTGATACCGCAACAACAGGAACAGACCCAGCAGATGGTGCGCCTTATGGCATGGGAGAATTTAGAGGATATAATCATATTCAGACACACGATGTTGTAGTTAGTTTTGGCTCTCCACAAGGTAAAATTGGTTTTAGAACCGGAACAATTACATCTGGTGCTGATGTTCCCTTTGGAACTATTAATTTAAGTGGGTTTAGTTCAAGTGATAATAATAATTATGTTCGTATGACTTGGTCTGGTGGAGTAAATACATCTTGGACAAGTGTTGAATTACCTGATGGTACTACATTTAATAGAACTGCATTAACAGTAAATGGATATACGCATGGACTTTTTCCAGCATCAAATGCTCAGTACGCTTCTTGGGGTTCTGGAACCTGGACATTTACATATTAAGGAACTAACATGGCAAAATTTTTAAAAACAACAGCGAATATACTTACAAATCCAAATGATGTGAGAGCAGAAGCACTTAAATTGGATTATTATACAAATGTAAATCACCCAGAAATAATGGACGGCGGAGAAAATTGGGTATGTCATGTAAGTAAAGATGTATCAAAGGACTCTGGTATTTTAAGTGAGGCAACAATTGAAGTAATTAATCAATTGCAAAGGGATACTAATGAACTTGTGATTGATTATAAAACTTTTTGTCAATATACTACTGCTGCATCAAGACCTGCTTATGTTCATACAGACCAATATTTACTTTTAAAAGAAGATGCAATGCCAATAAATTATATTGCAAATGTTTATATTACACCAAGTGATGTCCAAGAAGAAGTATCATGGTTTGAATTTTATGACGCAAAATATTTAGCTGACGATGCTGACATGAGTGAATATTTAAATTTAACAGCAGATAAACTTGAGGACATCTGTACTATGCCATTTGAATATAATACATCACTTGCATTTGATTCTAGCACTCCACATAAAAATGCACCGCTTTCTAATACACAATGGGGAACAGATGTAACTGACAGCCCTTTATGCTTTACTGTTTTTATGCAAACATCGTAACACAAACTTTTTTATTATGAACATACTGAATATTCAATTACCTAAAAATCATTTCCATACACTATTACATTTAGCTCAAAATAAAGAGCATAATGTATATAGCAATTGGCATGGTTCAACTAGCTATGAAAATGCTTGTGGAATTTATACATTAACACCAGAGGATAATAGTTATATAAAAGGTAAACAAGAAAATGTAATAGGTTATATTGAAAAATTTATTGATTATTATAACATTGATATACTTCAAGTTGCCGACCCAACAAAAGCTTATTTACATACACATTTTGCTGATAAAATAAAATATATTGGTCCTTCTGAAAAGGCCGCAAAACTTGAATGTGATAAAATGTTTGCAAAGGCAACTGCAATCAAGGTTGGATGTAAAACACCAAAAATTTTAAAAACTGGTAAATATTCAGATGATGATTATGGTACTAATCTGACATTTCCTGCTATAGAAAAACCAAGTCATATGTGGTCACCAGCTATAAATTTATTTAATGAAGCTGATGCAAAAAGAGCAATTGAAAAAGTAAAATCTACTCTACACCCTCAGAGTGGCGACACTAATGAAGAGTATTTTATAGAAGAATATATTGGCGATATGATAGAAACAAATGTATTCTTTGTAATTGTAAATGGCGAATATAGGATTACACATACACAAGAAATTATAGGTGAAAATTTAAATAAAACAATAGACCAAAATGTTTGGTATATAGGTTCATATATTAAACCATTAAAACCTGAAGTAGATATTATTGTAAGAAAAGAAGCTGAAAAATATTTAGAATATATTGCACAATTTGGTGGAAATTATGAAGGCAGTTTCTGTGGTGCTTATACCTCAGAAGGTGATTGGCATTTTTTAGAATTAAATGCACGACCTGATGTATTTAATAGTACTCCAACATTTATGACAGGAGAAGATTATATAAAAGGCATGTTCGAGGATATATCTCTGTTTGAAAAAGCATGGGAAGGTAAAACATGTGATAAACTCTTAATTACAAATGTAGATAAAGACGAAGAATATCCATTTGATTTACATAAAAAATATAATGTATCTATACCAAATAACTTAGAATTAATTAATGGTAAATTCTTTGTTTCTGATTATGGTGTTGATATTGGAGATGGTTGTGGAACAATTATTGCTGACCACAATATATCCAAAGAGTTTATAAAAGAAATCGAAGAAACAACTACATGGACATTTAATAAGGAACCAAATGGATAATTTAGTAGCACTTAGCTGTGAATCAGAAGCAACAATGTTAGGCTATTTATTAGCATGGTCTTTTGGATTTATGGTCGCAATAATTGTGGCTGTATTGGCTCATAAAGACGATAATAAAAAGAAATGAATTATTGGACATACACTCCTAGCAATCATATAGATTTTAATGATAAGCTAAGAGCTTTAATAGATTCTACACCTACTGGTAAACAGTCGCAAAAACAACCAGTGAGTCATTATGATGGTTATAATCATTCTAAATCCATTAATATAAATTATCCAGAGTTTCAACATTCAAGACATTATTTAACTTGGGTCGACCCAGAAGCTACAGTTGGTTACGAAGATAATCCACCCCCAGAAATTGATTATTCATATGACCAATTATATAAGGTAAGTTTTTGGGAAAGAATTGCACCCTTAATAAAACAATTTGCAAGAGATGTCGCAGTCAGGCCAGAAACCAAATTAAATTATCAGATTAATGTTGATATGATGTGGTTTCATAGAATGGATAAAGGCGATTACGATAATTGGCATAACCATTCGTATTGTCAATGGGTTGGAGTCTATTATGTTGATTTACCAGAGGGAGAACAAACACTTTTACAAGATTACGAAGGTAATGAGTTTCAACCAGATGTAAAGGAAGGACAGTTATTAATATTCCCAGCATCTTATATACATAAATCACCTGTAGCTAGTGCAAGGAAAACAGTAATTAATTTTAACTTTAATATAAGTTCAAAATATACAAAGGAAACAATTGATAAAGTAAAGGAAACCCACCCGGACAATTACTTTGATATAGATAAAGGTATTAAACCATATAAATAAAAATAGAGGAATTAAATATGAAATTTTTTAGAAATAGAGACATCGACATTGAACAATTAAGAGAAACCTTGATGGTTGACGAAGGAGTAGTTTATGAAATATATAATGACCATCTTGGTTATCCAACATTTGGAATTGGACATCTTGTTCTTGAAGGAGAACCAGAACATGGGTTATCGGTCGGTACTCCTGTGTCAAAGGATAGAGTTAACGAATGCTTTGTCAAAGATTTGCAAAATGTCATAGAAGATTGTAAAAAATTACATGATGCTTGGGATGGTTACCCAGAAGAGGTAAAACAAATTGTTGCAAACATGATGTTTAATATGGGACTTACGCGCTTAAGTAAATTTAAAAACCACAATGCAGCGCTGCAAAGTGGTGATTGGAAGGAGGCGGCTGTAGAAGGTCGTGATTCTAGATGGTACAAGCAAGTAACGAACAGAGCCGAAAGGTTAATGAAGAGACTCGAGGAGATATAAAGACCAATAAAGGTTGGTTTTGGTGTCATGAGAGAAAGGACTTTTTCCGTTGGAAAGAGTTTATAAACTATTATAAGTAATGGAGGAAATATGTTTAATTGGTTGAAAAAACTATTTGGCGGCGATGATACTCCTGCTAGTGGTGTTAGAGCTAGAAACTCAAAAGGACACTATGTGGCAGATGATAAATCAACACCAAAGGTTAACGAAGCATATGCTGATGGTAAAACACCAAAGCGTAAGCCAAGAAAAGCTCCTGCTAAAAAGAAAGCTGCACCTAAAAAGGCACCAGCTAAAAGAGGCAGACCAAAAAAAGCTACAACAAAGAAGTAATAAATAAAAAACTTCACTAAAAGGACCTGTTCAAGGTCCTTTTTGTTATAAATAGATACATAAATTAATTTAACGAGGATAAAAATTATGGCAAGTACAATTAAATTATTAGGTTCAGAAGGCAATTTAAGTTCTGCATCTAATGTAGGATTTGCAAAAGTGGTAAGAGTATTGAATAATAAAACATCAGTTCAAGTGATTACCTGGAAAAATGCAGGTGGAGCAACAATAGGAACTGTAACACTAGCAGCAGGCGAAGTAGCTTATATTGAAAAAGCTTCTACTGATACATTAACAGGTGCCGCAACTTCTTTAGCAGTTGGAGTTGGATATAGCAACTAGTGGAAGAAGCATTAACTTTATTATCTGATTTAGGATTACCTATCGCCGGAGCATTGGCAATGGGTTATTTTATATTCATAATAATAAAGCAAATATTTGAAGGTATCGTAGATGATATCAGCACTCTTACAATGTTTTGTGAATCTTTAGAGAATAGAGCAAGGACAATGAGTAACGAAATGATTAAAATAGATTTACTCGTAAGCAGTGCATTAGAATTAAGACCCGATATAGAGAGAATAGCTCGGGCAGAAAATTTCATTGAAGATGGAAAACTTGATGTAAGAAGGGATTAATTATGGAAGAAATGAGTACAGTGGCACAGGCGATATCCGATTATGGATTCCCTACTGTTATGGTAATTGGATTAGGTTATTTTGTATATTTTGTTTATAATTTTATAAGTGAAAATATAGACCCAGCAATAGAGAAAATGCATTTCCAACTGATTAAGGTAATAGACCAAATGAGAATGTTGGACCAAGATTTAATTCGATTACAACAGAAAGTAGATACAGTATTGGAGTATAAAGAAAATGAAAAAAAGAAACAATAGAGATAAGATTGAACTAGGATTTTTAGTTGGTATCTTTATGGTATCAATCCTTGCTTTAGCTCCTAATATTAATTCACAAGAAATAACTCATAAATTTAAAAATCCATCCTTCAGTGGACAAGGTACTGGTGCACATTATCTGACCATTGAAAACCAAGAATTCTCTCGTAAGAAAGCAATAGAAGAAGCACTTGAATCAGCAAGAAAGGCTGCCGAAAGAGCTGAAGATAATACCACCCTCGCAAAATTTATACGAAATTTAGAAAGTAGAATATATGCTCAGATGGCCAAACAGCTGGTCGAGAGTATGTTTTCAAATGATAACCCTGTACGCTTTGGTTCCTTTGTTTTAGAAGGCTCAACTGTGACATATGAAGTTTTAACAAATGCTGATGGTTCAGAATATATTAAAATGACCATAGTCGATGAGAATGGAACATCTACCATTATTGAAATACCAATAGGTTCAGGATATTTCGGAGGAGATGTTGATGGTGATGGCACGAGCGACGGCGGCTAGTCTAGCATTTTTATTACTAATAAGTGGCTGTGCAATGTCGCCACGATATACTGAATTACCACAAGATTGTAATAAAGATACTTGGGGTGAGCAGTATGACCACGACCTATGGAATTATGCAAAAGCATCTGGTAGGACTTTTGAAAGAGCATTACCATTTATTTGTGTAGAGGACCCAGAGGTTGTAAATTTACCTTCCTTTATAGAATTATTAGATTTACCACCCGCCGAAGAAATGCCAGTTGTTGCTGTATATACATTTGCAGATAAAACAGGTCAAAGAAAACCAAAGGAAAACATTGCTGATTTTTCTACTGCCATATCACAAGGTGGAGTTGAATTAGTAATCGATGCATTAAAAACTGCAGGTCAAGGTAAATGGTTTAGGGTTGTTGAAAGAAATGGCCTTGACCACTTGGTAAGGGAAAGACAAATTATTCGTTCAGCAAGACAAGATTTTGCTAAACGAGAGGGTCAAGAAAAGTTTCAGGAATTGAATTCACTACTCTTCGCTGGTATGATTATCGAAGGTGGTGTTATTGGTTATGATACCAATATTAAGACTGGTGGGCGAGGAGCTCGTTATCTTGGTATTGGGTACACAAAGCAATATCGTCAAGATGTTGTGACCGTTTCAATGAGAGCCGTATCGGTTCTTACTGGAGAGGTTTTACTTAATGTCCAAACTCGTAAAACCATATTAAGCTATGGTAAATCAGGCGATATATTCAGGTTTATTGAAATGGGTACAGAGCTTGTAGAATACGAGGACGGAGCGACTAATAATGAGAGTGTGACTTATGCAACAAGGTCTGCCATCGAAGCAGCCGTGTTGGAATTAATATACCAAGGCCACAGACGTGGCTATTGGAAAATAGAGGGGTATAACGAAAATGAAGAAACTAATTAGTTTAATTTTATTATTGTCGACAACAACCATTTTCGCCGATACCGATGATAACGAAATCATAATGACTCAAGTTGGTGATACACTAAAATTATACATTGACCAAGAAGGTTTTGGTAATAAGATTGGAGGTAATAATTTTCAATCTTCTGGAACTGCAATGTTAATAACTGGTGCAACACTTGAATTTGATTTAGATTTCACTGGCAATTCAAATATTTTATTTGGTCCAGTCACAGCTGATAGTTCAGACTATAAGCTTGATTTTACTGGAAGTTCAAATATAATAGATTGGAGTGTTGGTAGTACAGGCAGTTCAGATGATTCTGATATAAACTTTAATGTTACTGGTTCAAGCAATACTTTTGACTTAGACCAGGGTACAGCATTTAGTGCAGAACGTTTAAACGCCGATTTAGTACTCATTGGTAGTTCGAATGTATTTGACATCGATTGGGAAAGTGATGATGTAGTTTGGAACTGGGATATAACCGGTGCTTCAAATAACATTAACACTTTGCAAAAAGATGGTGCAAATGAAATGACTGTTGAATTAAATGGTGATAGTGCCGATGTAGACATCAATCAAATATCAGGAACATGCGCAGCTTCTGGTGGCGGTTGTGCTACACCGAATGCTATTATAACATTAGACATTACAAGTGATAATAGTGTCATTCAAATTAATCAAAAAGACGCAGCTAACGATAGTTAGTAGTTTATTACTAGTGGGGTCTGTTTATGCAGACTCCATTGGTGATATTGTGGAATCCACAGGCGTAGGCAAAATAGTACGCCAACAAGAAGATATTGTAGTAACAGGTGCATTCCTTCCTATTGAACTAAACGATGTGGCTGAAACAGCAGCAGGTAGTATGCTAATTGAGTTTTTGGATAAGGCTCAATTATCACTAAAGGAACATTCAGAGGTTTTAATAGACGAAATATATTATGACCCTGACCCATCATTATCCAAAATGTCAATGAAATTTACTATGGGAACAGCAAGATTTGCTTCAGGTTCTCTTGGTTTAGTAAATAAAGCAAATATAGATATACAAACACCTACTGCCACGATTGGTATTAGAGGAACAGATTTTACAACAACGATAGATGAATTAGGAAGAAGTTTAATCGTATTGCTACCAGATGAAAATGGCTTACCATCTGGAGAAATAAGTGTATCAAATTTAGGTGGAACAGTTATATTAACAGAAGCTTACCAGGCAACAATGGTCAGCACAACGGATACTTCTCCTACAAGTCCGGTCACAATTAATGGTATTACACCTAATTTAATTGATAACATGTTTATTGTTAATCCACCAACTGAGGTAAAACAGGCAATTGAAGATGCCGCAGCTGATGAACAGGACCAAGATAGTGGAATGCTAGATGTAGATTTTTTAGAGTTTAATGAATTGGAATCAGACGCATTGGCTGATACAGAAGAGGATTTAGAATTTTCTGAATTGGATATTGATTTATTAGATGTGGATTTTCTGAAGGACTTACTAGATGTTATAGAAGCTTTGGAAAAAACAAAGGTATCATTAGGAGATGCTCAAGGTGGTGGAAATCTAAGTGGATTTACACTGAAAGGTGCAGCAGTAGGATTCAATAAGGATTCACAATTTAATGTTTTTGAACAAGATGGTAATTTAGTTTTCTTTCGTAGCGTAAATGGAGTTATAAATATAATAATAGGAGCTGGTGGCAGTGGATTTATAGATGTTGTCACTAACGATTACGAAGGTGTAATGCAATTTAATGACGGAGATGGAATTGAAATATACATTAATCAAACGAATTAAAGATAAATTTTATAAATATTGGATATTACCTTGGGGTGCATGTTTTCTTTTAGCTATGCCAATATATGCAGGTCCTAGTGATGATAATCATGTTCATGTTGAACAAGTAGCAAGTGGCGATAATGCAAACATTAATATCACACAAATAGGATTTGGTAATGAAATTAATTTTTCATTTGCACATCAAAATAATACATTTGATTTTTTACAATCAGGAAATGGTAATTCCATTTCATGGGTTTCATATTGGGGCTCAGGAAAAGCTTGGGGTGGTGATGTAGATGGTTATAATAATAATGAATATGTACGACAATATAACGGTGCAACGTATGGTCGACATATATTAGGAAATAATAATGATGTTGATGTATATCAAAGTGGAACACATACACATAATTTAGATATTCATGCGAGTGATGTTGTACATGATATAAATCAATCAGGAACAGGAAGTCATTATAACCATACATATTTTTATGGAAGTACTTCTACATCAGAAACAACAATTGTTCAATCAGGTACTGGTTCTCATAATTCACAAATAAGATTACAAGGTAATCAACCAACAACTTTAAATCTTACTCAACAAGGTGGAACAAATCAAACTTATAGTTTAACTCAAAATTGCTTTACCGTAGGCGGATGTACAGTTTCAGTAACACAAGGAAACTAATGGCATATTCAAAAGAAGTAGTAGATAGGTTCGAATCTGTATTAGCAAATCCAGAAAAACATTCAGTTGGAAGATTTGACCCTAATGATAAAACAGTAATCACAGGTATGGTTGGTGCTCCAGCGTGTGGTGATGTAATGAAACTAGATTTAAAAATGAAAGGTAATGTAATAGAAGATGTTAAGTTTAAAACATACGGCTGTGGTTCAGCAATAGCATCATCAACTCTTTTCGTAGAAATGCTAAAAGGTAAAACAATAGAAGAAGCACAAGCTATTAAAGATAAAGATATAGCAAAAGCTTTACAATTACCTCCAATCAAATTGCATTGTTCTGTATTAGCTGAAGATGCAATAAGACAAGCAATATCAAACTGGGAACCCGATACGATGATGGGTCATAATAATCCACCAGAATAATGGAACTTACAGATGCAGCAATTAAACAACTTATTGAAAAAACTAAAAACGGTAATGATACGATTAGGATTGGTCTTACTGGTGGCGGGTGTGCTGGCTTTGAATATATATTCGATTATGAATCCAGAGTTAACAGTAATGACCACGTGTTCGACTATGGAAAGTTTACAATCGTCATTGATGATTTATCACTGCCCTATTTTGACAATGCAACATTAGATTATATTATAGAAGGCATTAACGAACAATTTAAAATAATTAACCCAGCTGAAAAATCATCCTGTGGATGTGGCATTTCAGTTCAGTTTTAGTATTACACAGTATAACACTTTATGAAATATTTAACTTCAATATGGACTACTATATTAATTGGTATTACACTTTTAGGAGTAAGAATATCAGACCCTCAGTTATTAGAACAATTTAGACTTAGTATATTTGACCAATATATACAATCAATACCAGTAGAACAATCAAACGATATAGTGTTGATTAACATATCCGAGTCTTCACTCGAAGCCTATGGTCAATACCCTTGGCCACGTCAGAATCACGCAGCGGTGATATCTGATTTACGGAACTCGAACGCTGGCATGATAGGGTTCACTATTATGTTCCCAGAAGATGACCGTTTCGGCGGTGATGATATCTTTGCCTCGTGGATAAAAAATAATGGTGTTATACTATCTCAAGATGCAGATTCTAATGGTAGGTCATCAAAAGCTCCTTATGTCGGTTATGCCACGTTTGGTTATTCAGGCGATGTATTAGATTTAACATATCGATATGGTGGATTGATAACTAATATCGATAAACTAGAATCAGAAGCTTGGGGAGCAGGATTATTAAATGGAGCTCCTGAAGTAGATAATCTTACGAGAAGAATACCATTAATGTCTCAAGTTAACGGAGATTTATATCCATCATTTGCATTAGAAACTGTAAGAGCAATGCAGGATAAAAAATCATATACAATAAAGTTAAATGAAGCTGGAATAGAAAGTATAGTATTAAGACCTTTTATAATACCAACTGATGAGAGAGGAAGTATATGGTTAAAATGGAATACACAGTTTGAATCTATTGATTACGATGGAAAACCTTTACCAGATTTAAAAGGAAAGACAGCTATTATAGGAGTAACAGCAAAAGGTATTGTACCACAAGTATCTACGCCAGCTGGGTTGTTATATCCTCATGAAATACAAGCAAATGCTTTACAGACAATAATATCAGATAAACCTATATCACGGCCTCAATGGACTTATCTTGCTGAACTTGCAATGATTCTGATTGGTTCTCTTCTGATTGTATTAACGGTATACTATCTTCCGATATGGGTCGGTGCTGTATCCTTCGTTGCCTCTGCAATCGCTGTAAGCTTTGCTTCTTATTACGCCTGGTACGAATTTTCTATACTCCTCGATTTATCAGCTACTCTAATAATATATATACTTTTACTCACCTCAGCGAGTTTCAATAATTTTTATAAACAATTTGTATTAAGACAACAAGTAAAGAAACAATTTGGTACATATGTATCACCAGATTTAGTAAAACAATTACAGAAGGACCCATCACTCTTAAAGCTTGGTGGTGAAAGAAAAGAAATGACATTTATGTTTATGGATATATGTGGATTTACTCCAATATCAGAACATTATAAAAACAATGACGACCCAGAAGGATTAGTAATTCTTATAAATAATTATTTAGATACGATGACAAAGATTGTTCTTAAGAACGGCGGAACAATAGATAAATTCATGGGTGATTGTATCATGGCATTTTGGAACGCACCATTACCATGTAAAAACCATGCGGATAAAGCTGTTCAAACATCGATTGAAATATGCGAGGCAGCAGATGAACTTATACAACAACTTGAAGACCAAGGTTTACCTAGGATTGATATTGGTATTGGTATCAATACCGGTACATGCATCGTCGGAAACATGGGAAGCGAATCTAGATTTGACTATTCCGTCATTGGAGATGCCGTCAACCTTGGCGCTCGACTCGAGGGACAAACAAGAAATTATGATGGGGTTCGAGTGTTGTTGGGACCAGAAA